CATTTCTACATAAATAGCTTGTTTTTGAGTTTCATTTGAAAATATTTTTCTTAAAAAATATTTTACATCCATATTTCTCATTATATACTCGTTATTAGTGTTAAAAATTATTTGATATAATCCATTTTTATCATCATTCACAAATTCATCACCAAACAAATAATCTTCTATATAGTTATTCATTTTCAGGTTTGTAATTAGTGCTTGTATTTGTGCTTGTATTTGTGCTTGTATTTGTGCTTGTTGATCTTTGAATATACAACCTAAAATTTCGTTATTATTCATTGTTAAATAATCTTGTAATTCTGTGAAAAAATTTAATAAATATTCTTGTCTACTTAAGGGTAAAACATCTAAGTTATTAGTAGTTGTTTGACCTACCAAATTCGTTACTGGTGCATTTTCTCTCAAATATCTTTCTACTTCTACTTCTACATCCACAGTTTCTTCCATATTCTCTTCCTGATTCTCTTCTTCTATTTTTGGAAGATCTTCTTTTTTAGAAAATCCAGTATAATTTATATCAAAATCTATTAATAATAATTGTAACAATTCATTTGGTAATAAAGTACTATATATTTGATTCATCATATCTGGTAAATCATAAATAACATCTATTAATATAATTCCTAATACTGTATCTAATATTCCACCACCTTTTTGAATAATTTTCGATCCTCCTTGTTGTAATCGTGGAGATGTTCTTGGACTATTAATAGCAATTCTATAACTTTGCCTTGTTAAACCTTTCATTAACGAACCTTTATTTTGTTTCTTGACGGGGTCTATCTTTCGTAAAGCTAATACTTTTTGTAAATTTTTCTCTCTCTTTTTTTGTTCTTTTATTTGCTTGTCATTTTGTTTTCGCTCTTTTTCCGCTTCTTTTATTTTTTTTAAACTGACATTTAATTTAAATTTCGGTTCATTAGATACAGGTGTAGGATATTCTGGTATTGGACCAATTTGTCCTGGTATTGGATCCATTTGTCCTTGTATTTCATCTTCTAATTGAGGTAAATTTGGAGGTAAATTAGATTCAAAAGTGTTAATAATATTTTGAAATTCTTCACTAAGTGCTTCTTGAGATACAGGAGACCCACTTGGAGGAAGAAGTATACTTGTTGTTGTTCCATTGAAATATGCTTTTATTCTTATATCTTGAGCATCATTAATAACCTTATCAATTTCTTTTACTATATCAGGAAATTGTTTATTGAATAATTGGTCTATCATATTGAAAACACCTTTAATAAATAGATATTGTGTTTCTACATCTTTAGCCACACCCACACTCCTACCACGTGGTGGTAGGAATGTAACTATAGTTTTCTTAACAGTTTCGTAATGCTGATCAACTTGCTGAACAACTTCCTGATCAACTTCCTGATCAACTTCCTGATCAACTTGCTGAACAACTTCCTGATCAACTTGCTGAACAACTTCCTGATCAACTTGCTGAACAACTTCCTGATCAACTTGCTGAACAACTGTATCTGGAGTTATTTTTTTTAAAAAATTTAATACTGGTTCATTTATTTTATTTATTATTTGTAATTTTATATTTGCTTTCCTTCCACCTGGATTCAATGGGTCCTCAATTTTTTCTGGGACATCTTTTATTTCGAAATATCCAAATAAATTTTGATTTAATATATTAAAATACCAATCTGTTATAATAGATATATTTTTACCATCAATAATAATACTATTTCCTACTACTTCTATGTTTTCTGAAACTTCTAATTTTTTATTCCATAAATTAAACCATGCTATTAATGAATATATATTAGTTATATTATTGCCTATAAATTTTGTATTTAAAAACATATTCAATTGATAAGTTACAATTAAACGATACAAATTCATTACAACACTATTAATATCAGGTGGAGTTGGAGTTGGAGGTGGTTCAAGTTTAAACTTATTTAAAATAACATCTTTATTCCCATTAAGTTCTTTAAAAGGAACGTATTTTAATATAGTTAAAAAATTAATTACAGATTGGGTTTTATTTTTATATTGAACTCTTAGTTGTTCTTTTTGTTGTGCTTTCATAACTTCTTTACTTGGATATATGTATGGTTGTCTATACATTACATATGTATTTTCTGTTGCTTTAACCCACATACAATTATTTTTCTTATATCTACTATACAACGTACATAATCTATCTACCGAAGTAAATAATATATCCTGTAATCCAGCAATATTTTTAACACCTAGATTTTGATTTTGTATTAATTTAATTGCATCCACTTGTTCATAATCTCCACATCTTTTCAAATCCATTAAAAGTTTGATTAGTAGTTTTTTTTTGTTGTGTAACAGTACACTGGTTAGTTTACTATTAAGTGACTCTAAAAATGTTTGAAGATTTAAAGATTTAGATTTTGGTGTTGCTTTAAATGCATTCTTTAATGCCTCTTCAGTTTGGGCATTATTAATCCCAGAAATTAAGTTTTTTAAATAATCAACTGAAGGTCCATTTAAAGAATAAGATTTTCCAGTGCCGTCTGGTGGGTAAAATGATGCTATAGCATCTGGGTCTATTGCGCGTCCACTTAAAATATCTTGTCTAAACTGCTCTATATCTCTACCAGTAGGTATTATATATAAAAATAATTCAAAGTTGAAAGGAGCTTTGTAAGGAATCCAAGGGTTATCTTTTCTTGTTCTAAATCCTAACACAAAATTATTACAAGTAAATAAATTATTAGAAAATAGGTAGATATCCTGATTAGGGCCTGTTCCCCCGTTTTGCATAGTGGGAAATATAGATGGTAATTCTAATATATTTCCTTTATTATCTCTTTTATTTAATATTATTATTCCTTCAGCAGTTTTTTCTAATTCCGCACCAGATCCAATATCTTTTTCAAAAGGATTAGGTGGGGCATCTTTAAAACAAGGTTTTTGTTGCGTTTCTTCTTTAGTAGAAGTGTTAGCAGAATCAGCATAATTAGTAGTGTCTCTAATTACACCTAACACATTATCATTAAAACCTTGTGCAAATGCACATTTCAAATTACCTGCTCCTGCATCTGCATTATGTATTAATGTTTGGTTCTTCCCATCACCATAAAAATAGAATTTCATTATAAATTGACCAACCTTATTTTTGCCTACCAATCTGTCCCTAGATGTTTTAATATTTGCATCAGGATCTACTATTATTAATGTTGATAAATTATCAATGGATGGTTCAATTTCATTCGGAGTATAACATATTTGATTAACTTGAACATCAGTTAAATTAATTATATCCCGAAAATTAAGTTGTAAAGCAAAATTTTTAAATCCATTTTGATTCTCAAACATAAATATGTTACAACTGTCTATTCCAAAAACAGTTGGAAAAAAAGGATCCCCTTTTAAAATATCTCCAGGAATTCCAATCAAATTATATTTATTTAACATATATGATTCAGCATTTAATTCAAATGCACCTGTTGAAAATATTCTTTCTGCACCAAAAGGAGTAAATTTTTTATATTTGTCCTCCTTTAAAATATCATCTACAATAGCATTTATATCTACGCCTCGATCTGCTCCCTTTCCAAAATCATGTATTGTATCATTTAAAGCTAGATACATATATAAATCTTCCTTTCCACATATATTTGTCATAATAATATATATATATAATTAAAATATATTATTATTTATTTAATTACATAGCAGTAAATATCTAGCTATTAAAGTATTACTAGTTAAAACTTGTTCTGGATTCAATCTTGCAAACCATTGATAATTTGTTCTATTTAAAATTTGTTCACTTGGAATATAAACTCCATAAGCACAGTTAGGAATTTGGAAATCATCATCATCACTTAATAAATCGTCAATTAAAACAGGGTTTCCATCTACAGTTTTAGTTCCAAAATATTTGGCATCTAATGGCATTATTTTTCTTTGTCTAACTTGCTGATATAACCATTTATTTGTTTCACCAGTAAATTCCATTTCATTAGTATAATCACTACTAACTAATCTTTCTAAATAATTAATATATTGTTCCATTAATAAACATTCCTTTTTACATCCCATAATTAAATGAGAAGGAAAGAATTCAGTGTAAGTAGAAACCACACTTTTAGCTGGTAATTCACCACAAAACATTGGTGCAGCAGAAATACCCTTATTATATAGAGGTTTTAAATTCTTCATACAAATAAAAGAGGAAGGAACAGTCATACCACCATAGTAATATAATAACTTGGCCATTGCTAATTCTCTAAGATGGGGTCTTAATGGATTTGGTAAATTGGCCACCTTAGTACTCCATCCAGGAATAATTTTATTAAATGTTTTGTCGTCAATTAAACATATATTAAAACTATCACCACATTTATCCACTAAAGATTTTATTGTTAAATATTGATAAGGTTGATTAAAACATTTGGTATTTCTTGAACCAAAAGAAGCCCACCATCTAGCATTGGTTTCAAATGTAACATGAATCCACAAAATAGGTTTATCTGTTCTGGCTAAAGTGGAATCATTTAATAAATATTTCTTAATTAATTCATATTCACCCATTTTATCTTGAGCCATTTCCATTTTTTGGTAATTATCATAAAAGTATCCAAATACAAATAACAAAATTAAAACAAAAATATATTTGGTGTAGTAATTCATATATATTAATATAACAAATTTATTTTACAATAAGTTTTAAAATTGATGCATATTTATTTAAATATAATTAATTATAAAATAAATCATGGGTAATATAATTCCAAAGTCTACAACAACAATAACACCAATTCATAAAGATATTTATATCACATGTTTGGATAATATGGAGAAAGGATATAACACTTCATTTTATAATACAACTACTTGTAAAAAATGTAATATAAATATTCATTATAATTATACTAATACAAATTTATTTAATAAAGATAATTGTGTTATATGTGAAAATACAAATCAACATTATATTATTGATATTTTACCATCAGTACATATAAATTCTTAATTCTTTATTCTTTTCAAATCGGACCAAAATTTTTCATAATTACTTCTTATTTGTTCGTCCTGATTCATTAATTTATACGCTCTTTGAATATTAATATCTTCATCATTACTTTTTAAATATTTTAATTTACTTTCATGTGAAGAAAACCATTGTTTTCCCTTTACTGCTATATCTTGAGTTCGTTCTCTATTAAGTTCATCTATATTTCCATATTTTTTTCTTTTATTAAAATCCTCATCAGTTACTGGTATAACTGATTCAACATGTGCTTTTTTTAAATCTTCATATTGTAATTTATCAAACATTCCTGATCCATAATTTTCAGGAATTTCTCTCAATAAATCATAATGATTTCCATTATACATTTCTTCGAATTCTTTATGCACTACTAAACTTCTTATTTGATTTTTTTTATTTTGTATATATTCATTCATTTGACTACTGTTTTGGGCTGTTGAAGTATTTAAATCTTCATCTGATTTTAACCAATCTCCATATCCTGATTCAGCATCCGAATCTTTTATTTTCATTTTTTCAAATGTTTCATTAAACCAACTTGAATATTCTTCTTGACTCATACTCTTTATTTTTCCATCTATCAATACACTATGTTCATTGGCCCACATATCGTCTTTTTGATATTCTGTGTTTGTTGTTGTTGAACTTTGTCTCAGTTGATGAATCTTTAATAAATATTTATAAGCTTGAGAGAAAAACAAAAAATATTCTTTTGCTAAACCTGATTTATCTGGATGCGTTTTTAAAACCATCTTTTTCGCTTCTTTTAATTCATTTTCTCCAAATTGAAAAGGTATTTTAAATAAATTTAATAAATCATTTAAATCATAATTATGTATATTTAAATCCAAACTCTCCATTTAAATATACCTTATTTATTTATTTTTCTATTTTATCACATTTTTTCACATCTTGCTATAAAATCGTTTACTTCACTCAATTCTGCCCCTGATATACTATCGTCTGGCGCAAAATTCGTATTTCCTTTTTTATATGCTAACATCGTGGGAATCCCTTTCATCATTTTTTTTGTCTTCATAAAAGCAAATAAATCAAATGCCTCATCTACATCTACCTCTATACATTTAATTCGGGCACTGCTTATTCTTTCAAAATGAGTATCTACAAATTGTTTTATTGTTTGACATGGTTTACACCAATCTGCTGTAAATTTAAATATTAATACACCTGGATTTTCTTTTAACAATTGTAAAAATGTATTTCTATCTCCATTAAACTCTAATGCCATTATATTACATACTATCATATTTTTAAATAAAATTGACCTAAATATATTTTGTTACTTTATTATAGAATATTATGTATACTCGTATTTTAAAACATAAACCTATTACTTTATTTGATGTCACACTACGCGATGGTCTTCAATCTATCCCTAAAATTTATACTTTAAAAGAAAAACAACAAATTTATGATAAAATTATTACTCATCATCGTCCTTGTTCTATTGAAATTGGCTCTATTGTAAACCCTAACATTTTACCCCAAATGGCCAACTCTTTAGAATTATTTAAATATGCTACTTCATATAAAACTATTTATACTAAACCATTAGATATTTACATGTTAACACCTAATTCTAAAAGTTTAGAAATTGCTATTAAACATAAGGTAGAAAATTTCTCGTTTATTACTTCTGTTTCCTCTGCTTTCCAACAAAAAAATATTAATAAAACTTTAGATGAAACAAAGAAAGAAATTGAAAATATGATGAAACAAGTTTTTCAGGTAAATGACTCTAAAATTAAATTATATATATCATGCATTACTGAATGTCCTATCAAAGGACCCATCAGTTTACAAAAAATTATTGAGGAAATTATTTATTATTATTATACTTACGAACATTTGAATGAAATCTGTTTATCAGATACATGCGGCACTTTACAGTTTAAGCATTTTAAATTTATTTTAGATAAATTAAACCATAGAAATTTAGAAATGGATAAG